CCCCTGCGGCCGACACGGTACGGAAGACCCGTACTCTTCGGCAACAGGGGGAGATGCCCTTGGCACCCCTGGTACCGTTGCGGTGAGGCGAGTCCCCACCATGGCGATACCATTTTCACCAAGGGTCTCGAGGCCGCTGTTGTCAACAGCGGTGGCTCGAGCCTAGGCCAGCATCTGGGGATACATCTGAAGCATCGTAAAACGATCCTTCAGTTTGTGCCCGATGACGGACGAGGCACGCGGTACCATATGGGATGACCGAGTCACAAAGACTCGATCATCTAATGGTATGGTCATTGCTCGCATGAGCAATGGCCAATCACCGTTCCGGAACAAATCAATGTCCCGGGCCTCGCGCTTCAGCCGTAGGAATTGTTCTTCAATTAGACCGTAACCGGCTAATTGTGGAATATATTCCATATTGCTGAACCCTAGAGCGCGGTCGTCGTCGCTCTTTAATCCCGATAAGAATAGAACAAGGTTCTCTGCTAGTAAACCTAGCGGATAACCTTTGTTCTTATCCTTATTCTCAGGATTAGAGTCAGCGAAACATTCCACTGCAATATTAGATATCATGGCAACTGCCACGGTATCCGATATTACAGGGAGTTGGAATCCAAGCTGCCTAGCGATGCTGTTCAAGGCATCGCCAGCCGGCATGGTTCCACGGATAACTCTCATTATCCGTTCGCTGATATACGATTCTTTCTCGAACTTCTTCGTAATACGAGAAGGTAACGATGAAAGAATGCCGTATAAGTCGGCGACCGCTTCAGGAATATTTCCTTTCAGAATCCATCCCTTGATCTCCGTCTCCATAAGGAGGTTCGTTACCAGGTAAGACCTGTGCATCGACTCCTTTAGAGATGAGATGGGAAATGGAGTGATCTCGGTTCCTCGGTATACCAATCTTTTGGCAAACTCGAGGAAGTGGGGGGATCTATGAGTTTTACTCGTAGAAACCTCCACACCTAGATCACGTATCCGAAGGAGATACCGCTCGGCCACTTCCTTATGTCCAATGACGATATCATCGCCAAGAAGACAATATGGAAGTGTCCGCCATTCAACTCCGACTTCCCTACAGCACTCGTACACCACATAGTGGTGTGCTAATGCAAAGGAAGCTCAGGAGCTGTAGGCCCCCATAGGATTACCGACAGCATAGGATATACCTTTGCCATCGTAATCAAATGGGTACCCTACCATTACATTGACCCAATGGTCAACGTAGTGGAATGGAAGCGCTCCTTTAAGGACATTGGCTATAAGGGTGATTGGGAATCTATCAGTAGCGGCCGTAAGGTCGATACTGTAATAGATCTCAGCCCCTTCCAGCTTGTCCATAAAGGATCCCTGATGGAACGTACAGTCTTGAGGAATCTTCTTAAGTACTCTAAAGAGATACCTATGAAGAACCCTTAACACTGTTTGGCTCCAGTAGTCAAGGATAGCTATTACCCTAACTTTGGCTTCCTTGTCTGGAAAGTAAGATAATTTTCTTATCTTACCTTCTTTGACAGGAAGAACATAAGCTAGGATATGTAGCATAGACTTAACTACCGCCAGGATTTTAGCAAACTTTTCACCACCCATTACTGAGAGAGACTCTATGAGACTCTCAGGTAACGAGGCTAAGTCACTCAGACTTTGCCAAAGAGCGTGGCCATTAGGCCCGCTCTTGGTCGTGAAATGGTATTGCTTCCATCCCAGCGCCCTAGGGACCTTCTGTGAAGGCAGATACCCCAGGCTTCGCCAGAAGTCTCGGGCATATTTAGCCTTGCTTGCAGAAGCCACTCCCGAAGGTGGATCCACAATCGGACTAATATCCGGTTGACGTCCGGCATGTAGGGCCCGGGTAGAGTAGAGGATCGTAAGGATGACCGGCAAGGAAACTTGGCGGCCTCCATTACGGATCCCTCCTATCCAGGGCCCTAAAGCCAGGGGTATCCCGTCTCGGGTACACCTAACCCCAGGGTTTGAGAGAGGCGTACCTGACAAGTACGCCAATAGGGCCTCTCTAATAGCTTTTGCGTAAGCAATTACTGCTAGAGGGCCCCGGGTTTTGAGAACCCGTTCAAACCTAGAGATCAGGAGAGTATACTCCCGAGCTGGCCTAGATACACTAAGGTGATATGCCTTGTGTATCCAGTTAATCACCTTTGGAATTAACCGGATAAGCTTGATAACTTGTCTGGTTAATTTCATTGTGATTAAGTTTGTGGGTCGAAAGATCCACAACCGAAGCTTAGGATATCCTCCCTTCCAGGGGGGTTCTGAAAGGGGGCTCTGGCTTACCACCAGAGACGG